TTGAGCCCCGCCGAGGCGCGGGCACTCCTCTATGACTGGTCATTTTGGGCGCGCCCGACGCAGCTGCCGCCGGTCGGAAACTGGCGGGTGTGGCTCTTGCTCGCCGGTCGCGGGTTCGGCAAGACCCGAACCGGCGCCGAGCTGGTACGAGCGCGCGTGGCCGGGTGGACGGCACGCCGTCTGGCGCTCGTAGCACCCACGGCGGCCGACGCGCGCAATGTGATGGTGGAAGGCGAAAGCGGTATCCTTGCGATCTCGCCGCCTTGGGACCGGCCGCGCTACGAGCCGTCGAAGCGGCGGCTGACCTGGCCGAACGGCGCTATTGCCACACTCTACAGCGCCGACGAGCCCGAACGCCTGCGCGGGCCGCAGCACGACGCCACCTGGTGCGACGAGCTCGGCAGCTGGCGCTACCCCGAGGCGTGGGACATGTTGATGCTGGGAATGCGGTCGGGGAACGATCCGCGCGTCGTGGTCACCACGACACCGAGGCCGACCAAGCTGATACGGGCGCTGATTGCCGATCCGACGGCGGTGGTGACACGGGGCTCGACTTACGAGAACCGGACCAATCTGGCGCCGGCCTTCCTTCAGCAGATCATCCGCAAATACGAGGGGACGCGGCTCGGCCGCCAGGAGCTCGAGGCTGAGATCCTCGACGACGTGCCGGGCGCCCTGTGGACCCGCGGCGTAATCGAGGCGAGCCGGGCGAGCGCCGTTCCGACGTTGATCCGAGTGGTGGTGGCGATCGATCCGGCCGCGACTTCGTCTGAGGACGCCGACGAGACCGGCATCATCGTCGCCGGCAGGGATGGGCAGGGGCAAGGCTGGGTGCTTGCCGACGCGTCCGGCCGGTATCCTCCGGCGGAATGGGCGAAGACGGCGATCGCAGCCTATCGCGCGCACCGCGCCGATCGGGTTGTCGCCGAGGTGAACAACGGCGGCGAGATGGTCGAGGCGACGTTGCGCGTGATCGACCCTAACGTGTCCTTCGCGGCGGTGCGCGCCTCGCGCGGCAAGCTCACCCGAGCCGAGCCGGTGGCAGCGCTCTACGAGCAGGGCCGGGTGCATCACCTCGGCGTCTTCCCGCAGCTTGAAGATCAGATGTGCGGTTTTGTGCCTGCCGATCACGGCGATTTCGGCCAGCGTCCCACGGGCGGCTCGCCCGACCGGGCCGACGCGCTGGTGTGGGCGCTGAGCGACCTCTTGATCGAGCCGATGTCCGATCAGGGCATCTACGACCTCTACCGCCAGCTCAGCAGCCAGGCGTCGGGTGGGGCCCGTGAGCCGGGCCGCTCCTAACCTGCCGCGCGCAGCGGCAACGCCACTGGACTTCCGTGACCGCTCGGAAGGAGATCATAGATTGTCGCTATTGGTCAAAGAGGACAACGCAGACCAGCGCATTGTAAGACTCGTGCTCTGGCTCACTGCATTTGCCTTCGGGCTCAGCGCTGCGCTGCCGAGCCTTGCGCAGTCGCCCGGGAACTTCTCCTCGCTGTCGGCGACCGGCACCGCGACGCTCAACGGCGACGTGCTGATGTGCTCGGGAAGGCCGTGGATCGATGTACGCTGCAACGGTGCGGTGGGCGATGGCAGCCACGACGACACGACGGCAATAAATGCGACGATTGTCGCGGCAATCACCAACGGCTGGCCCGTCCATTTTTCGAGCGGAACCTACAAGGTTACCTCGGCGATCGCCATCGACTACGCGGGCCAGGCCTCGAGCGGCTTCCGCCTGATCTCGGAAGCGGCGACGATCGATGGGCGTCAGATCGCCTCCGGGCCGGTGCTACGGATCCAATGCGGCCGCGGCACACCCACCAGTCCGACCGGATGCTTCTATTTCAAGGAAGAGGGCAGTTTGTTCGTCAAGGCCAACACCCCGGATTATGCGGTGGTGGTCGGCAACGCCGATTTTTCGGATGCGCACAACTCCGCAAAAATCGATCACCTGATCGTCAACAACGCCAGCACCGCGCCGACAGCCGGCGGGTGCCAGTTCAACTTTGTTCTCGACAGTGACATTTACGCGGTTTGCGTTGCCGCCGGGGGTGCAGCCGGGCTTGCTTTCGAGCAGACCCAGTTCTCGCGAATTTCGGGCGCCGGCACGGCACAGGGCACCGGGGGTAGAGGTGTGGTGCTCGAAAACGGTTATAATTTCAGCAACACATTTTTCGCCGTCGATATGGAAGTGTCGCCGATCTGTCTGTCGATCACCTTCAACCACAATGGCCTCAACACCTTTGTCTCGCCCTTCTTCAACTGCGTCACCGCGGTTAATGCGACGACGAGCACCGGCAATGTGTTGATCAACCCCAACTACGGCGGTGCGACGGTTAATTTCGGACCGTCGTCGACCGGGATCACAGTAATTGGCAGCGGGTCGCGCAGTCCATGGATTTTCCCCACCGCCGGCAGCTATACGGCCGCGGCGATTGACGACGGGATCAATATCTCGAGCTACAATGCGCCGGGGCCGTCGATGACCGTAACCCTTCCCGCGGTTGCCAGCCTCAACCCCGGCTGGGCGATCGGCTTTGCGACCGACAATGGCAAAGGCATGACTGTCACTGCGCCGTCGGGCGCAATTCTGGCGGGCGGCAAGAGCCTAGCTTCTATTACTCTCGGCGCCGGCAACTACGAGTATCTTCAGCTCCAGTCGGACGGCAACAATTTCAGGGTCGTCTCGGCGACGCGAAATACCCGTCTTATCAATGGCTTCGATCCCCCGCCTTGGCCCAGCAATTGGCTCTATCCGTCGACCCCGGGATATGCCGCTACACTCGGCGACAATGGCAATATTCTGTCGAGCTACAATACGGCTTCCGGTCTGGCCGTGACTCTGCCGGCAACGACGACGCTGCCGACAGGTTGGAGCATGGGGTTCGCTACCGATAACGGGAAGCCGCTGTCGATCCAAGTCAACGCGACGTCGGGCGGCCACATCGTCTGGCCGGGATCGGGCGGCGCGGCGACAACGCTGGCCCTCGCCAATACCAGCCAGGGCGCCTACGAGTTTGTGGTATTGCAATATGACGGCGGCGGCAACTTCCGCGTCGTCGATGCGACGCCGGCGACGGCGCAGGCGATCGGCATGATCGGTGCCGGCGGGATTACCCGTTGGAGCTTCCCGTCGGTCAGCGCCTATGCTGCGACCGTTGCCGACAACGGCGGTGTGGTGTCGAGCTACAACAGCCCGCTTGCTTATCTCGCTGCGACATTGCCGCCGACGAGTACGATCCGGGTGGGATGGATCATGGGCTTTGCGACCGACAACGGCAAAGCCTTGGCCGTCCAGGTCAATGGCGGCGCCGGCGAAAAGATCCTCCTTCCGGCAGGCGGCGGCACGTCGTCGAGCTCGATCAGTTTGGCGGCCAATCAGAATTACGAATATGTGGCGCTGCAATTCGACGGCTCGAACTACCGAGTGGTCGCTGCGACGCCGCAGACGCTCAACTTGCTGGGCGGGCTGATCAATGCTGGTTCGCCGGCTTCGTCGTCGCCGTGTGCAACCAACCAGATGATGCACGACAGCAACTATCTCTACATCTGCACTGCGCCGAACACCTGGAAGCGCGCGGCAATCACGGGAGGATATTGATGATGGCCGCAGCCCACGACAAAGGTACGGAATAAGCCATGCCACCTGCCGGCGGAAAGCGGACATCCCTCGCCTCCTACAGCTGGGGCGGCTGGGGCGCACAGAATGACGTCGACCAATTTCGCGAGGTCTTCCAGCCCAGCCAGGGGATCTTCTCTCCCAGCTATCCGCTGGCTCCAACCCAACCGGAGCCGGTGCGCCTGTGGGATTTCCCGGTTGGCTACAACACGATCTATTCGCCGCGCAGCTATGAGGCCATCGGTTTCGACGAGCTGCGGACGCTCGCAGAAAGCCACGACATAACACGACTGGCAATCGAGACCCGCAAGGATCAGATCGAAAAGCTCGACTGGACGATCAAGTCGCGCGACGACCGCAGACCGGCTGCAGACGCGCGCCCTCGCATCGAGCGGTTGACCGAGTTCTGGCGCAGCCCCGACGGCGAGCAGCCCTTTGCCACCTGGCTGCGCGAGGCGCTCGAGGATGTGCTCGTCCTTGACGCGCCAGCCTTCGAAATTCGCCGCAACCGGGGCGGCGACATTATCGGCCTCGATGTCGTCGATGGATCGACGATCAAGGTGCTGATGGATGACACCGGGCGTCGTCCGCGGCCCCCTGCACCGGCCTATGAGCAAGTGATCCACGGTCAGCCATGGCGCCTCTTGCGCGACGATGAGCTGATCTATCTGCCGCGCAACCGCCGCCCGCACAAGGCTTACGGGTTCAGCCCGGTCGAGCAGATCGTCGTGACGGTCAACATCGGACTGCGCCGGCAGATCATGCAGCTGCAGCACTTTACGGAGGGCAATGTTCCGCCCGGGCTGCTCAACGCGCCGGAGGGCTGGAACGCCGAACAGATCCGTCAGTTTCAGGACTGGTTCGACTCGATCCTCGCCGGCAATACCGGCAGCCGCACGCGCCTCGTTTGGGGACCGAGCGGCGCCCGGTACCAGCCCTTCAGGGAGGCGCCGTACAAGGATGATTTCGACGAATGGCTGGCGCGGATCGTGTGCTACGCGTTCTCGCTGCCGCCCACGGCCTTCATCCCACAGGTCAATCGGGCAACTGCGCAGACCGCCCAGGACACGGCGCTCAATGAGGGCCTGGCTCCTCTGATGGGTTGGGTCAAACGGCTTGTCGACAGCGTGATCCAGAACCGTATGGGTCATCGCGATCTCGAATTCGCTTGGTCCGACATGCGGTTTACAGATCCAAGGGAACAGTCCGCGGCGCTCACCAGTTACGTCAAAGAGGGCATCTACACTGTGAACGAAGCGCGGAGCATCCTCGCGCTAAATCCGATCGAGGGCGGAGACGAACCGATGTTCCTGACCGCCCAAGGGCCAGTGTTGCTGCGTGACGCCTTGGCTTCAAAAACCAAAGCCAGCAAAGCGGCCAGCCGAGAATAATCGCGTACCTCTCACTCCGGTAACCAGCGGCAGGTGCGAAGCCCGCTCCGCCGCGTTCCGCAAGCGGCGCCCCAATCTCACGTGGAAAATGTCAGGAGCCTCTGATGAGCGTGCTGCCATCTGACATCGTCGTGTATGGCTCGGCGAATATGCCCGGAGCCGATGGCGCCACCGTTGGCGGTGCGGTCGATTTCGCCAAGCGTTGCGCGTGGTACGATCTCAGCGCCAACGATACGATCGATGCGGTGTCGTCAAGCAGCTCGGACACCGCGACCAAGGTTCAGGTGCTGGCGCGCAGCACCAGTGGCGTGGTGGTAACCTCGGCCGCCGCGACTCTTTCCGGCCAGACCCCGATCACCAATGTCGGCTCGCTCGGCACGGTCGAGCGGCTGTTGGCGGCCGTGCTCACCGGTGGCGCCATCGCCGGCCTCGCAAACCCGGGCGGCACCGCCGCGTCCGGCGACGTGGCCGTCTATCGGCACGCCCCGTTGCTCAGCGCGCGGACCGCCCAAACGGGGGCGGCGAACGCGTCAGGGGTCGCGCCGCCGTTGTTCAAATTGCAGTCGGGTGATGGCGCCTCGGTCAGCATCGGTCAAATCATCCGCATCAAGACCAACACCGGCGCCAATCAACTACGGCAGATCATCGCCGTAGCGGGCTTTGGCACTGATTTCGTGGCGGTCAACCGCAACTGGGGCACGGTGCCAGACAACACCTCGACCTATGACGTATATCAGGGGATCCTGTTCGAGATTTCGCCGAACGCGGTGACCGCCGTCACGCGACTTTTCGACACCGCAGCCGCCGATGCGCCGACCGGGTCGCAACGCACCTATTACGAGAAGGTATTCGTCGTCAACAACAACACCGCGACGGCTCTGCTCTCGGCAACGGTTCAGGACGCGAGCAATTCGCCGGCGTTTCCGTCGGGGGCGCTCCTCGATCTCGCTTTATGCAAGGCGCTCAACGACACCGCGACAGCGGCCAATCGGCAGACCCTGCCGGCCAATGGCGATGCGACTGCCTTGAGCTTCGTCATTCAACCTTCGGCGGTGTCGGTGATCGCCGGGTCGGGCCAATTGCCGTCCGGTTCCGCACCGAATGCGGCCGGCGCCCAGGGCGTCTGGCTTCGGTTGACCTTGTCGGCCGGTACGGCACCCTATAAGGGAGGGGGTAATCTGAGGATCCAGGGCACGACAACCTGACGGCTGACCCAAACATGGAATGGGTCTCCGGCAATGTCTTCATCCGCCTGATGGGCGACCGGGAGGGTCTCAAACCGGGCCAAGTGGTCGCCGGGCACACCCATAATTTCGACCATACCTCGATCTTCTTTTGCGGCCGCTGGCGGGTCAAGAAATGGGTGCCGGTGGTGCGCGAGCCTTTCGGCGAAAGCGTGCTTTCGCCTGTCGGCATAGCGTCGGCAAAGCCGACGCCCGGGAATGGCTCGCCGGTCGCCGCCGATGACGCCAATGGGGGCGCCAATGGGGGCGAGTGGGCGATGCTCGCCGATTTCGAGCGCGAGGGGCCTTTCCATCTGCTGATCGAGGCGCATGCCCGCCACGAATTCACATTTCTGGGACCTGGGGTTGGTAAAGCCTGGTGCGTCTATTCGCATCGCACGCCGCAGGGCGAGGTTGCGGTGGATTACACCGGATGGTGGGATGGGTATCGATGAGCGCGGAAAATGCCTGAGCTCCTGCTATTCGCCTGGGACCACTCAACGCAGTCGTCACCGCCGCCAAGCCAAGCGCAGCTCGCGGCTCTGCCAAAGCGTTTCGATCTGATCACCTGGCAGGTTGACGGCTGGAAATGGGGAGCGGATGAGCTGTCGCATCCGTGGTTTCGCCTCATGGTATGGCCCGACGCCGCTCCGAATGAGCTAAACGTTCTATTGAGCCCACTCCTGCCGGCTGTCGATATGAACATGCAACCGACGACCTACCGGCAGTACCGCGGGTTCCACATCGATGTGACGAGAATTAACGTCCCTGCCCGTGGGATGACATGGTTCTCCGACACAACGCGCGCTGCGCCTCAGCTCCTCGTACCGAAGGGCTCCACGCCGAGGCTCACTGTGGCGACGGTCACCGTCGCGCGCGCTCCCATCGCGCTCCCGGGTGTGATCCCGGTCTGATGCCGTGGGCGTGATCGTCAAGACTATCGGCTCGGCCGGCGGGCGCGATTATTCGACCCTAGCGGGCTGGGCTGCATCACTGCCCGCCAACCTCGTGACCGACGGCAACAGCTATCAAGGCAACTGTTACAAGGACAGTGAATTTACCAGCACAGGCGGCACCTCGATCCTGAGCCTCAGCGGCCACACCACCGATGCAAGCCACACGATCACCCTGACCACGGGGCCAGGGCAGAGCTTCCGCGACAATGCTAATGTTCAAACAAACGCGCTCAGGTATAACGCTGCGAATGGTGTGGCGATAACCAGCGACGCTAGTGCCACCGCGGGCACGATCCATATCGAAGACATAGCTGTTTTCTTCTCCAATCTACAGATCAAGAGCACCGGCTACGCCGGCTGCGGAATCGCGAGCACCGATGCTTATGTTTTTTATACTGTCGATGACTGTATCATTGCCGGTGATCGTCTCGGCGCGATTTATAATTCAAGATTTACTGTTACAATAAGAAACTCTCTCCTCTACAGTCTAGCCGAGAATGCGGAGTACATTGTACACGCCAGTAATGGGCTTCCCAACATCTATTTTTGCACGATAGTAGCGCCAAGCGGTTTGGCGGCGCCGCCAAACCACGCTTTCTTCGCCGGCTACGCCACAGCCAATGTCGTCCAGAATTGCGCGATCTTCGGTTGCGGGGCTCTCAGCAGCGGAACGGGGAGTACGTACACCACGTGCATGACCGACCTGTCGTCGGGGCTCCCCAGCGGGGTCACGGGCAGTATTACTTACGCCAGTCAGTTCCAGAATACGACGACCGCCTCGGCAGACTGGCGCGAGAAGCCGGGAGGTAATCTTCGAGGCGCGGGCACCGCGGACGCCACGAGTGGCGCCACCGACATCGCCGGGACGGCGCGGCCCCAGAGCGGCAACTGGGACATCGGCTGCTGGGAACTGGTCGCGGCCGTCGGTATGGCACTTACGATCGATGCCCAGGCGGCTATCGAATTTTCATTGGGTCTGTCGGCCGATGCCAATTTCCCGGTCGGGGCTCTGGCCACAGCCCGGAGAGATTTTCAAAATCCGCTGGAGATGGGGCTGGTCGCAATTCAGGATCGCGCCTGTCCGCTCGGTTTCGAAGGCGGCGTCGCGAGCGGTTTGGCCAGCAACGCCGAGTGGTTATCGCTAGGGTTTGCCGATCAGAGTATCGCGTGCGAGTGGATCGGACCTATTTTCTTGGATATAGCCGCGCTTGACGAGTGGCTCCTACAACCCTCGGTCGATTGGAGTTTCGCAGGCGAATGGCTCGGATCGTCTCTCCTGGACACGCCGGCGCCTGGTGAGTTCGCGACGTCCCTCATCGGCGCTATACCACTGACAATCGAATTTCAGGGACAAATTCAGCTGACCGCGGATAGAGTATTGCCGATCGAGTGGTCGGTGCTCCCGGCAATAGTGCGGGTGTCACTAGAGCGTCTGCTCGCCTCGCCCAGCAAACGACGCATCCTCGGCACACCCGGACGCCTTCGTCTTCTCAGACGCCAGTGAAACCAGGACGCGCCCTGACGGCACCGTCCAGTCTCGATCAAGAAAGACACCGGAAACCAATGAGCGGCAGTGACGCGGTCGAATCTAATCCACGGCTGTAAAAGGTTCAGCATGCGAAAGCCGCTGTTCGTGGTACTGCGCAAAGCAGTGCCGTTCCTGCCGTAACCGACGCAAAGAACCCGCCGCTGCCGATTGATGAGGAAGCGTCAATGCGATTGGCAACGCCATTCGACCCGATCGAAATCGGTGAAATAGACAATTTCGCCTTCGATTTCACCGCCGACATGGGTGCTTCGTCGATCCTCTCAACGAGTTGGACCTGCGAACTAGCTCCGTATCAAACCGCGACCGATCCGGCACCGCAGTCTCGGGTATTGGCGGCTTCGGTCCTGACGGCAGTCGAGGTGCGCTCGCCAATCGATGGCTCTTTGCAAACGCGCACCGGTTTCTTCTCGGTCGCGTCGATTGGCGGAATGCCGAGCTCCGCCGCCGGTGGTACTTACATCCTAGAGGCCACGGCAATTCTGGACGACGGTCGCGTGCTGAAGCTCAACACAACGGTCCTCTGCAAAGCGTGACGGCCCTACAAGTAAGGGAATTTTGGCCATGACGACAAAGCTGCTCGCGCCCGGCCCCTTTGCACGGTTTCAGACGTTGGGCGCCTCGTACCTGGCGGACGCCAAGGGCGTCATCGCTGCTGCGACCGACGACGTGATCCATCTGATCCGCGGCGGCTGCACTCTGTTGCCGGCATACAACAACCCGACGGCAACCGCCGATCCCGGTGCGTCGAACGACAATACACAGAATTATTCCGTCGGCTCGCGTTGGTTCAATGTCTCTGCCAATCGTATTTGGACTTGCCTTTCGGCGGTGACCGGTGCTGCGGTCTGGGTGCTCGACGGTGTGGTCCCGGGGCTCGGAGTCGAGCCTTCGAAAACGCTGACCTATTACGGAGGCGGAACCGGCACGTTTTCCGCGGCGGGCAATCTCTCCCGCCAGATCGGCAACCCGCTTGCCGGCAACAACGCCGATACCACCGACGATGTCTTGGCAAGCTTCACCTTGCCGGCATCGAGTTTTGATGTCCTCGGCCGCGGGCTCTGCATCATCGCGCAGGGTAAAACGGGACCCACAGCTAACAGCAAGCGCGTCAAGCTGTGGTTCAACGCTACAATTTCCGGCGGGGCAGTCACCGCCGGCACCGTGATCGCCGACACCGGAGCCTGGGTCAACGCGACGACACCAAACAATAACGTCGGCTGGCAGCTGATTTCCAACGTCTTCAAATACGGCGGCGCGGGATCGAATACTCAGTACGCACAGGGCACGGCGGTCCTTGGGAGCATCAGCGGCGGGATCGCCTTGCCGGTCTTTCTGACGGCGACCGAGGCGGGCGCCATTGTTATTGCTCTGACCGGGTCGTCTTATACGACCGGTGCAGCCAACGACGTGATTGCCAACTTCGTTGAAGTCAACGCAATGAATTGAGGGAAACATGGTCGGAGATAAAGCATTTCAGTGGCCGCTGCAGCCGAGCACCGTTGTCGGTCTCGGCATCCTCGCGGGCACGTTCTGCTATCTGATTACTGGGGAGCCGATTTGGGCCGGTGTTGCTGCAGCGGCGGTCAAGATACTCGTTCCCGACAATTCAACTGGAGGGGACCAGGTGTTCGAGGCGATCGCGAAGCTGGCGCAGGCCGCAGGCAGGCCTCTTGCTGCGCCGGTCGCCGAGAGCCCGCTGTGCCGACAGGCACCACAGAAAATGACAAACGATCCGATGAGCGACCAAGGCTAATTGGCGGGACGTGATCATGCGACTCTATGGCGCAATCGAGAAGGTCGAGCCCCAGGATGACGGAACCGTGCGCGTGCACGGGATCGCGACATCGGAAACAGTGGACGACCAGGACGAGATTGTCAGGGCCGATGCGATACGCGCGGCGCTCCCGGACTACATGCGGTTTCCGGCCCTGCGTGAGATGCACCAGCTGTCGGCCGCCGGAACGACGCTCGAGGCCGAGGTCGGTGACGACGGCATGACCCGGATCGTCGCCCACGTCGTCGACCCGGTTGCAGTCGCCAAGGTCAAGAATAAGGTCTATCGCGGCTTTTCGATCGGCGGTCGGGTCACCCAGCGCGATGCTGCCAATCCCAAGGCCATCACCGGCCTGGTGCTCAGCGAGATTTCGCTAGTCGACCGACCGGCGAACCCCGCAGCAGTGTTCGATTGTTGGAAAGCTGCCGTCGCGATACCCGGGGGGCACTACCGCGAAGCAGACGCCGAGAGTGCATCGCCGGCACCGGCGGGGTCTGCAAAAGAGCCGTTCAACCCACCGGTTCAAATCTGGACCTGCGGCGTCCCCGGTCACCATCATCGCGCCAAGAGCGAAGCGGTGAAATGTCTGGAAACGCAGTCATCGCGGCCGGCAAGTTCTTCGGGATCGACGCCGTCGGATGAGGCCTCCGGGTCTTGGCCCCAAGGAGAGCAGAAAGCTTTTGGAGCGAACCCGGCAATCGCTGATGTCCGCAAAGAAAAGGTCGACACCAAAGGGCCGCTCTCCACCGAAGCGGATGCTAAGGCGCCGCTCGCCAGGGTGACAGGGGCCTCATGGGACCCTGGACGCGTCGCTCAAATTACTCAAGAGCTCGACTGGCTTCGAGATACTTTCGAGCTTGATACCGCGACGCCGGGCGGAGATTCGATCGAGGTCGTTCGGTTACAGACGAATATCGCCGAGCTCTGCGGTCTTCTGAACACCTTGGTGGCAGAAGATATCGGTGAGATCCCGCGTAGGGCGCGAATAGACGGCGATGGTCTCTTAGAGGCTCCCGAATTGGTTGCGCGGGTCGCCGACGCGCCGGGAGTGGTGCGTATGGTGGAGCTCCCTCAATCAGGAAACCATAACATGCAAAAACGTGCCGCCGGCCTTTTCGCCAATGCCAAGCACTCGGAGGGCGACCAGGCGCTGGTGGACATGGCTTTATATTCTTGCGACAAGTGCATGAAGCTCGACGGTCTGTCGATCACGGAGCGTGAGCAGGTGGGCAGCGCGCGGGTTCACCTGGTCGAGACCGGGGGCGTTTCAATGGCAGACGTAAGCATGGACCCGGCAGGCGATGGGTTCGGACTTGCCGCCAAAGCCGGCGGCAGTCGCAGCCGAGCACATCAGAACCTGATCGATATTGCACATGAATGCATCGGGAAGGTGATCGGCGGAATGGTTCCAAATACGGGCACGTGGCACTCCGAAGAACCAATGGAGCATCTGTATTCGGCGCACCGAGATTTGGTTGCAGCCGGCGCCCAATGCAACTGCGGCGTCGAGGGGGCTGCCGAGGAGCGCAGCCAAGGCGATATATTGGAACTGGAAAAGGCCTTGCCGGTAACCGATCTCGCCAAGATGCTGGTCGATGAGCGGGCCGAGAAGGCGGCGCTGGTCAGGGCGTTTGGCGAAATGATGCCGATGCTCGACCGACTGTCCAAGCGGATCGACGACATCGCCTGCACTCCGCTCCCGCCCCTGACGATGGCGAGAAACAGCGTCTCGATATCGAAACAGCAGGACGGCGGCGGACCCGCGGATATCCAGTTGTCGCCAGAAGCTGTTGCGTCTGCCCTCAGCAAAATGACTAAGGAGGACCAGACCCTGACCTTAATCAAGGCCAGCTACGCCAAGCCCATTCGCGTGCACGGCACAGCTCTCGGCGAACCCTGACCACCGGTAGCGGCGGGGTCCTCGCGGGAGACGATCATCAGGACTTATCTGCACCGAGCCCGCTCTGCCTAAAGTCGTCCCGGCCCCCGATGAGTCGGGTCGGCGGAGGGTGACCAAGTCCCCTGCGGCCTTGCGGCAAAGCTCAGCTTCGCTGAGCGGCCGTCACCAAGCCCGGTCTTCGGCCGGGCTTTTTTATTGCCCCCCATCCGGGAGGATTTTCGATGAATACGATCACCAAGGAATCGCTGGAGCTCTTGAAAGGGGCCCTGGCCAAGCCGGACGATGTACTCGCCAAGTCGATCTCGACCGCGTCCGGTCTGCTCGCCTATGACTTACAGGCTCCGGCCAAAAACCTTTATCCGTTCGTCACCCCGATAAGGAACGTGATGCCCCGCGTCGGCGGCGGCACCGGCGCAGCCGCAAACTGGCGTCAGGTCAACGCGATCATCGGCTCCGGTTTCGACGCGATGGGATGGGTGCCCGAAGGCCAGCGCTCGGGTCAGATGTCCTATTCGACCTCGAACAAATCCGCCTCCTACGTGACGATCGGCGAGGAAGACGCGGCGACCTTTGAGTCAATCTCGGCCGGCCGCGAATTCGAGGACATCCAGGCTCGCATGACCTTCCGCCTTCTGCAGAAGATGATGCTCAAGGAGGAGATGGCGATCCTAGCCGGCAACGCCTCGCTGAGCCTGGGCGCACCGGCGACCCCGACATTGTCGGCCTCGGGCAGCAGCGCGACACTTCCCGCAGGAACTTATTTCGTCAAGGTAGTCGGCTTGACCCTCGAGGGGTACCAGAATTCGAGTGTCGCGAACGGGGTTGCCACCTCAATGACCGTTACGGGCGCCGACGGGAAAAGCTATACGCTGTCGGGTGGTTCGTCGAACATTAGCCCCGAAGCGAGCCTCGCCGTGACGCTCGGCCAGACGCTGTTCTGCAGCGTCACCCCAATGCGTGGCGCGGTGGCCTATGCTTGGTTCGTCTCCAGTGCCAGCGGGGCCGAGACCCTGCAGGCGATCACGACGATCAACAGCTTCGCCATCACCGCCCCGCTCAGCACCGGAAGTCAGCCGCAGACCGCGGTCAACGCCGACAACTCGGCCAACTTAAGCTATGCCTATGATGGGCTGTTGACCACCGCGCTGAAACCCGGGTCAAACGCTTATGTCAACATCATGCCTACCGGCACAGCGGGCATGGGTACGCCGTTGACGGCATCGGGTCGCGGGTCGGTTGTCGAAATCGACACGATGTTTCAGAAAATGTGGGACAATTTCCAGGTGTCGCCGACCGTTCTCTACGTCAACTCCCAGGAGCTCAAGAACCTTACCAGCAAGGTTCTCTCGAACGCGTCGGGACCGCTGCTGCGCTTCGACTCGCCCGCAGACGGAAGTGGCGGCGAATACCAAGTGACCGCATCCGGAGTGGTGCAGTTTTACTACAACCCCTTCGCGATCAACGGCGGCCTTCGAATCCCGGTTCGGATTCACCCGCGGGTCCCGCCCGGCACGATCATCGGGTGGGCCGAGAACCTGCCGATTCAGTATCAGTCGAACGAAGTGCCGAATGTCGCCGAGATCAAGACCCGGCAAGATTACTACCAGATAGACTGGCCGGTCATCACCCGCCAGCGCCAGGTTGGCGTCTACGCCGAGGAAGTGCTCGCCGTCTATGCGCCCTTCGCAATGGGCGTCATCTGCAATATTGCAAACGGCTAAGCTACTGCGAAGGGACGGTCGCGTCTGCCCCCGGGGTTCGGCCGGGGGCGGCGCGCTTACCCGATAACTCCCCGCCTCGGCCAGCTCGGCACCAATCATGGAACGATGCGCCACCGCTGAGGGCTTTCTCACCATTTCGGGAGGGTATACCGTGACCAGATCACAGCCGTCTCGGTCAAAGCTTTCGAACATTCAGCCGGCGGAGACATACCTTCCCTCCGAGGCGATTTCCGCCCGCCCGGCGCAGCGCTCGGCAACGTTCGACGCTGCCAAGCCGGCCAAAGGCTGATCCCATGGCCTTTGGCGATCTGACGACACTCGGCGATGTCAAGTCATGGCTGCAGACAGGGCAGAACGCCTTTCCCACGACAGATGATGCATTGCTCACTCGGTTGATCACCGCAGCGAGCCAACTCATTCAAACTTGGCTAAATCGGCAGATTACTTCGCAGGATTGGATCGAGACGCGCGATGGTCTGGGGAACGTCCTCGGCCCGAGCGACGTGCGGTATCAATTCGCAGCATTCCCGGTGACCGCCGTGAGTCGCGTGGTCGTTGACGGTGCTGTGATACCGGCGATCCCCACGCCAGCACAATCCGCCGCGGCTGCGGTCGGCACGATCGCCGCGCAGAGGGGATATCTCTTTACACCGACCCAGCTAGTGATTCGGGGGTATACAGTGCCACGAAGGGCAGGGTGCGTGAGCGTGCAATATACCGCAGGCTATGCAGTACCGCCGGCAGACCTCTCCCAGGCCTGCATCGAACTCGTGGCGCTGCGCTACCGTGAGCGCGGTCGAATCGGAGAAGTTGCGAAGGCGATCGGTGGTGGACAGACAGTCTCATATTCGCAAAAGGATATGAGCGACTCGATAAAATCTCTGATTCAGCAATACCGCAGGGTCGCTCCCATCGCCGGGTCCCTGATCTCGGTATCGCCGTAAGGCGTCGCCGGCGCTCCTTTGGGGGTTGCATGATAACCGCCTATCTCGTGGGCGACCAGCGGTTGCTGCAGTGGCTGGACACCCTCCCGGGAGCAATCAATTCAGGGCTCGTTCGCAGCATCACCCGGCTCGGGATCGACCTCCAGCGCACCTTGCAGCAAGATAATATCGCTGGTCGGGCGCCGACGAGCCGCACCGCGCCACTGATGTCGAAGTCAGATTTTCGTGTCGAGCAAAGCGACGGCACCATCACTGCAAGCATATGCCTCGATTTCCATAGTGCCGTTCGGAATGGCCGTCTGGCGGGTCCGACCAATCTCAGAACCAGCCTTCGGCGCAAGCGAGAAGCCTTCATCAGCCCCAGCGCTAGGAAGGTGATCGGTGCGCCAGCGGGGGACGGCGTGCCGGGCCTCGCTGAACCCTCGTTTCTCCGTTCGGCGCTCGACAATATGACCTCGGCGGTTCGCGACGAAATCGACTTAGCGCTGGCGCAGGCCACATCGCAATGATCGCGCGCAACGCCGTTGGTCAAACAGCATCCTGGTTTCATCGAGCAGCCGATGATCATCCGTGAGTCAATTTATGCAGCGCTCTGGGCGCTCGGTGCCGGTGCGGCGCGCTTTGCCTGCGCACACCGTCGCCTCCGCCATTGGACCGATCTCGCACCGACCGAGCAGCCCGCGTTGTTTATGAGCGAAAAGGGCGGACATGCCGCGACCAAGGCGCTGGGGGCGCCGATCGTATGGTCCCTTTACGCGGACTTCTACATCTACGTGCACTCGAGCGACCCTTATTTGGCTCCGGCAACGCTCCTCAACCCGCTGCTCGATGCGATTGAAGCTGCACTGGCGCCATCGTCGGTGACTGGGGTTCAGAACCTGGGACTGCCGGCGATGGTGCAGCACGCTTACATTGCCGGGAAGGTTGAGACCGACGAGGGCGTCCTCGGGGACCAGGCTATCGCAATCCTTCCGATTGAGATCTTGTGCGTCTGACCACGCCTCCAATACGGCCTCTCGGCGGCGGTTCGACGGGCCCGGCCACTAGGGTGCTGCCGAGAGGCTTTTGAGAGGGAGTATATGACATGCAATTGAGCTTCGGCTCGGGTGCCGTGTGGGGCGAACGCACCGATGTGACCGGCTCCGGGGTTGGGCCGCGTCAGTTCGGGGTGCTGCAGGACATCCACATTGATTTCGATTGGACGGACAAACCACTGTACGGCCAACTTCAGTTTCCCTTGGCCATCGCGCGCGGGCAAGGCAAGATCACCGGTACGGCCAAGTTCGCCCAGATCCTTGGCCTGCTCTATTCCGACATCTTCTTCGGCCTAACCCCAGCCACCGGCCAGTTCGCGGTCTCTCAACTCGAAGCCGCGAGCGTACCGGCGGTGACGCCTTATACCGTCGCCGTCGCCAATGCAGCGAATTACAACGATGATCTCGGCGTCGTGTACGCCGCCAGCGGCAGGCGTTTCAATCGGGTAACTACGCCTTCCGCCGCCGGTCAATACTCCGTCAACTTTTCTACGGGGATCTACACTTTCTCGTCTGCCGACGCGAGCGCTGGTGTGATGATCTCGTACACCTACAGCATCGCGAGTTCGGGCAGCAAACTCACCATCACCAATCAGCTAATGGGTGCGACGCCGACCTTCAAGGCAACGTTCTATACGACATATGGCGGAAGTGGAACAGCGTTGCGTTTGAACGCCTGCACGGCAGACAAGCTGTCGCTACCAACCAAGATCGACGACTGGACGATTCAGCAGCTGGATTTTAAAGCCTTCGCCGATGCCTCAGGGACAATCGGGTATTTGAGCACAGTAGAATGATGATCCCGGGTGTGACGATCACGATGGGCGGCCGGGATTGGGTTGTCCCGCCGCTTACGCTCGGCCAGCTCCGCCGGCTGATGCCCAGGGTACGGCAGCTGACAGAGATCGACGCCTCTATGAGTGAGGTGCAGATCGGGGTGCTGGTCGAAATCGTCGCTGCGGCGCTGCAGCGCAACTATCCTGATGCCACAGCAGAGATGGTCGAGAACCTGCTCGACCTAGGCAATGCGGGTACTGTTCTAAATGCGGTTCTGACCGGGTCGGGTTTAAGGCTGCGCGAACGCCGTCTGGGGGAAGCGTCGGCCCCCGGGCCCGGCCCGGGGGCAACGCCGACGATCGAGGATCAGCGCTCGGTCGAAGAGACGCAGAGGGCTGGGGACATATCTATGGCCTCCTCGCTACCGCCTGCGGCTACAGCTACCCCGTAATCGACGAAATGACGCTCTTCGATTTCGAAGAGCTTACGGAGTATTGGGCCGATCATCCACCACTGCACATCCTAGTCGGGGCGTATCTCGGCATCGGCAAGCAGCAACGCCGGCCATCGGGACCGAGCCTTGCTGGCTCGAGGGATGCGGCGAGCTCAAATCCAGGAGAGATCCTGGCTGAGCTTGGACCCGGGTTTCGCACCGGGGATGTTCACGCCGGGTTGACGCCAGTCGTACTCGACTTCGCCGAACTGCGGCGTCAGGCGGCGGAGGATTGAAGCTGTCATGCGTTGTCGAAGCAGCTGAGGGGACACCGCGTAGACCTCTTTTAATTGAGAGACGATTATGGCCGACATTGAAACCAGCGTCGTCATTAGCGCCAAGATCGATGATCTCCAGTCGGGAATGGAGGCCGCGGCAAGTGCGGTGCGAGCAGCCACGGGGGAGATGCAGGCTCAGTTCGCGGACATGGGGGTCGCCGCGCAGCAGGCGCAGTTGCACATCAGCGACGCCTCGACACAGGTCGGGTCGTCGATCGGCGAACTTCAGCAAAAAGCTGCAAGCCTCGCAGGGTCAGTCAGTGAAAGCGTCATTCCCAATGCTGCGCTCGGATTTGACCGAAATCAGCAGGACCAGCTCGACCAGGAAGCTCTTGCCTACGAGAAGTACGTCGACAGAGTACAAGCACTCGATGCCAGACTGGCAGAGGAAAACAAGAAGGGCTGGGACAATACGGTTGCGCCGATCGAGCGCGCGATCGATCGCTCGGTGACCGGGATCATACTGGGCACGACCACCGTACAGAAGGCTTTGGCAAATCTGGCGCAATCGATAGTGGCGGAGTTTGTCAACTCAGCCGTCAAGGGCGCTCTCGGGCAGATTGGTGCGCTTTGGGGTGCCGGTGCGGTCGGCGGTGATCAGGACTTTTCGGGAGCGCTTAGGGGCGCTGGCGAGGCGGTTGTGGGCAGCGGGGTTGCCCAAGGATTAGGGTCCACGGGTCTGTTTGGGTCGGGCGGGATCATTGGCAGCCTCTTTGAGGGAATCAGCACCTTGTTTGCCTTTCAACAGGGCGGCATCGTCCCGAGCGCACAAGGAGGGTGGGCGGTACCAAGCCTCGGGCCGGGGGGCGTTCTAGCGCAACTCCACAGCAACGAGATGGTGCTGCCGGCGAACATCTCGCAAGGGCTGCAGGCAGTCCTGTCGGGTCCGTCGGCCGCCAATGGCAGCGGAGCCGGAGGCGGCGGCTCTGTTATCGTCAACATCTCTGCTATCGACAGTCAAGACGTCAAGCGCTTCTTCCACAGTAATGGAGCCGTGCTGGTCGACGCTCTCAACAGAGCCACGCGCAACGGCTCGTTACTGCGGACCGCCTAATGGCGTTGATCTTCCCGGCCCTACCCGGGCTCGCGTGGAGCGTTACCAAATCCCCCACGTTTCAGACCCGAATCCAGCGGGCGGTGTCGGGGCGAGAATTGCGGGCCCTCGATTACCCATACCCATTGTGGCAATTTACGCTGGTCTTCGATTTTCTGCGTGATAACCCGGCGGCAGGTTTTGACGAGCTGCGAACTCTGATGGGGTTCTTTATGCTTTGCCAAGGCGCCTTCGGCACGTTCTTGTTTCAGGATCCGAGTGATGATCGGGTTTCCGGGCAACAAATCGGTACTGGCGATACCCTTAGGACGGTCTTTCAACTGCAGCGGACGATGGGCAAGACGTTGCCGGGTGGCGGCTTTCTTGAGCCCATCGTAGCGCCAAATGTCGTCAGCGCAGTCTACTTTAATGGCATCGTCCAGGACCCGGCAGGCTACAGCGTCGATCCAATGACCGGGCTCGTGACTTTTAATATTGCGCCGGGCAGCGGTCTGATCATCACCGCGGATTATAGCTACTACTTCCGTTGCCGGTTCATCGATGACAGCTACGCTTTCGAGAATTTCATGTTTCGCCTATGGCAGCTGAAAAAGCTCACCTTCATTTCGGTACGATCGTGAAAACCGCCCTGGTTGGCCTATGCTCGGGGGGAACCGCCGCCGGCTTCTCGGGTTCGGCCAAGCTCAGATGAAACCTGCTTCAGCGGCGCTGGTTGCCCTGCTCGCTGACAGCGAGCAGTTCATCATGGCCGACCTATACACCTTTACTCTGGTTGGTGGGTCGCTTCTGCGCTACTCGGCAGCGCCCTCGGCGGTTTCGGCCAATGGTCACACTTTCGCGTTGGGCCCGAAATTCGAGCGGTCGCGGACGAAGGTGGTTATCGGCACTCAGGTAGACGAGCTGGAGGTCAGGGTCTATCCGGAGCCGACTGACCTGATTGGCGATTTGCCGTTTATGGAGGCGGCTTGGCAGGGCCAACTTGACGGCGCGCTGCTGCGGCTCGAACGCGCCTTCATGCCAACTTACGGCGATACCAGTCCAGGAACGGTCGTACTCTTCGCCGGCCGCATATCAGACATCGATTGCAGCCGTAGTGGCATCGAAATGAAGTGCCGATCGCATCTCGAGCTCCTCAATATCCAGATCCCGCGGCGACTGTGGCAGGCTTCGTGTACCCACGTTTTTGGCGGCCCGATGTGCCAGTTTGACCGAGAAAGCCTCTCCATCACGTTCTCAGCCGGTGCCGGCTCGACGCAGACGGTGATCACCAATGCTCCGAGCTCAGCGAGGCCGTTTGCACTCGGGACCATTACCGGCGTTACTGGGTTGAATGCGGGTCTCAGTCGCACCATCGCCGCTTTCGTCAGTGGTACTACAGTCACCGTGAAGCTCGCCTTTCTCTTCCCAGTAGCAACCGGCGATCAGTTCCATCTATTGCCGGGTTGCGATCGCACGCTAGCGACTTGCACGAATGTCTTCAACAATGCGGCAAATTTCGGCGGCTTCCCCTACATCCCGACCCCGGAGACGGCGGTTTGACGTCCGCGTTCGTCCGGCCGCAGAGCACGGTCGGCGCGAAGGATGTTCGGCGGTTTGCAGTTATCAAGGAAGCGCGAGCGTGGCTCCGCACACCTTATCATCACATGGCGCGCGTCAAAGGCGCCGGTGCAGACTGCCTGACCTTGCTCGCCGAGGTCTATGAAAAGGCTGGGGTCATTCCGCATGTAGAGGTGCCGTTTTATCCGCCGGATTGGAATTTGCACCGCGACACAGAGCGCTATTTGGAAGGCGTTACGCGCTTCGCTCGCGAGCTTCCCTATGGCGGCGATCATCCTCCGCCGCAGCCTGGCGATGTTGCTATTTTCAAATTCGGACGGTGTTTTGCTCATGGCGCCATCGTGATCAGCTGGCCGCAGGTGATCCATGCGTGGCACGACGCCGGGGTCGTCTATGCCGATGCGACGCAGGGCCAACTGGCCCGGCGTCCCGTGCGGATCTTCGATCCGTTTGCGGCAATAGGATAGGATCGCATGGGTGGCATTCTTGGCGGCGGCTCAAATGCCAAGCAGGCGAAGGCGGTCGGATCACTGCAGTTCCAAACCTCGCAACAGGGTGGCGCCATTCCGCTCGTTTACGGCACTACGCGAATGACGGGCAATCTCCTCGACTATGACGACTTCAAGGCAACGCCGTCGTCAAAGACGGGAGGAAAAGGCAAGGGCGGGGGTGGCGGCAAGGGTGGTGGTCAACAATACAAATATTCGGCTTCGTTCATTATGGGTATGTGCCAGGGGCCGATCGCTGGCATGGGAATCGTCTGGTGGGATAAGAACATCACCACATTGTCGGCATTGACCGGTCTCTCGACCATCAACCTCGGTGGAGACAGCCAGGCCGCCGATCCGTTTTGGGTGAGCAATCATCCCGCGAAAGCGCTGAGCTATTCCGGGACTGCGAACTTCACCGGCAATAACTACCAACTTGGGTACACTGCGACTCTCCCGAATTTTTCTGTAGAAATCGAAGGCATCGAGACGATGTCGGGCGCCAACGGCTATGACGCCAACCCGGCAGCCGTAGTCGCCGACTTTCTGACCAACGCGCGCTATGGCGCCGGCTTCCCGATTACCAATCTCGATCCGGCGGTGACCTCCCTCGACGTAACTTCCTATCAAAGCTATTGCTCTGCCGCCGGCATCTTTGTGTCGCCGATGCTCGATACGCAGCAAACAGCACAACAGTGCCTGGCCGAGATTGCCAATCTCAGCAACAGCGCGATCGTTTGGTCGGGCGATCTTCTGAAGATCATCCCGTACGGTGACCAGGCACTGACCGCAACATACCAACTGGTGACACTTGGCGGAGCGGTCGCTACGGCCGGCGGCGATATTGTCAGCCTTGGCTTCAGCCATCCGGAGCTTGGTGGTTCGCCCATCACCGTCAGCTACACCACGACGGGCCAGGAGCAGACCTATGCGGCCGTGGGCGCTGGAATGGTCCAGGCAATCCTCGGCACTTCCAAGTTGACGGCGTTTGGCGTTTGGGCGGGGGTGATCCCCGGCGGCCTGATGATTGCGATGCGCAACGCTACCGCGCAGGCGACTGTGTTTGCCGCCAGCGCGTCGGGCGGGATAACAATCGCCCTAGGCGGTACGGCGGGCCCCTTTAGCTATACACCCAATACGACGCCGATCTACAGCCTTGGCGAAAATGATTACATCGTTCAGGAGTCGAGGGTCGGGGCGAATAGCCGCGTCAGTCCGGGTGGCCCGGCGCTCCGAACGGGCGCGACGACAGTCATCGGTGGCTTTACCGACGATCCGCTGCATATCGTGCGATCGACGCCAGCGGACGCCCACAACTGCATCCAGCTGCAGTGCAAGGACCGAGGCAACAGCTACAATTCGCACATCGTCGAGACCTTCGACCAGGCTGCGGTCGACCTCTACGGCGTCCGGCGCGATACCTCACTCAAAGCTGAGATGATCGTCGACCCATACCTGACGGGCGCGGTAGTCGCGCAACTGGTGCTTCAGCGCGCGCTGCTGTTTCGCAACACCTATACCTTCAAGCTGGGCTGGAAATACTGCCTGCTCGAGCCCATGGACCTCGTCAAAATTAGCGATACGAGGCTCGGTGTTGCCCTGACCGTGCGGATCACCGCGGTCGAGGAGGATCATGAAGGCACGCTGACGATTACCGCTGAAGATTTCTTTGGCGGCTACTCGAGTGCCGTCCTCTATGGCAAGCAGAGCGGCGGCGGCTATGTGCCGAATTGGAACGCAAGCCCCGGCGCCGCGAATGCGCCGCTGATATTCGAACCGCCGGCGGCATTGCTGTCCGGGGATCTCGAAATCTGGGTGGCGCTGTCCGGTGGCAACAACTGGGGTGGAGCCCAGGTCTGGATCTCCAGCGACGGGAGCTCATACGCCTATGCCGGAACGATCCCGGGTCCAGCGACGCAGGGCACGCTGAGCGCCGCCTTGCCCGGTTACAGCACCAGCGAGCCCGACACGACCAACACACTCGCGGTCGACGTGACGCCGAGCCGTGGTCAATTGTTCTCGGTTTCGGCCGCTGACGCCGCGAACTTCGCCACCTTGTGTTATGTCGGCGGCGAGCTTCTCGCCTTTCAGACGGCGACCCTGACGACGACCTATCACTACGCCCTCACGGGGCTTTATCGCGGTGCTTACGGCAGTGCGATTGGCAGCCACGCGGCCGGCACGCAATTTGCCCGGCTCGACCACGCAATCGGTCGATTTCCGTATCCCTCGACCCTGGTCGGACAGACGATCCACCTAAAATTCCCATCCGCCAACATCGTCGGCGGCGGTGCCCAGAGCCTCGCATCGGTGCCGGCCTATACCTACACAGTCACCGGATCCGGCAGGGCGTCGGTCACCACCACCGTGAGTGGCTCCCAGACCGGCTCCGCGACCGCGAACCTCGTGGTCCAGCGCTACATTTTCGCCGATACCGTGACGTTTCAAGCGGGGCTGATTGGCAGCCAGGGAAAGGCGGGAGTTCCCGCGGCCGCGACGGCGACCTACCAGATCAGCAAGAACGGAGCGACCGTGGGGACTATGGTCTTCGCCGCGGGGGCGACGACAGCGACTTTTACGATGGGCTCGGCGACGACCTATCTGGCCGGCGACATTCTGACCGTTGTTGCTCCGGCATCGCCAGATGCGACATTGGCTAACCTCGCTTGGAACTTTGTCGGATCGCATTGATCGTGTGGAGCATCTGTTCCGGCATTCATTGAGGGAGACGGGTCTGTGAAACTCGAATCGTGGCACAGCGGCGAAGACAAGCGCCGCTGGAAAATTGTGCGCACCGACAACTACACCGATGTCCCGGGAGAGATCGTCACCGCAGACGAGACTACCGGTGAATGCAGTGTTCATGTCGCCGGCGAGACCAAGACACTCAGCTTCGGGCCGGGCGGGATCAGGATCGTCGGACGCAGAAGATGACCGATGACAAACGCCTCTGGCCAAGATTCAGCCCGGAAATCAATTTCGGGCATTTGCTCCAGGCTGGCGTCATTGTGGTGACGATCGGCGGGGGTGCAATCACGAGCTATCTGAGCCTCCGCTCCGATATTCAACAAGTTCGCGCCGATCTAACTGTCCGGGTCAGCGAGCATGAGCTGCGGATCGCGACGATCGAGCACGCAAGTGAAGATCAACGCAAAGAGATGCGCGAATTCCAGACGGAAATGCGCGCTTCAATCACCAGGATCTTCGATCTGCTGACCGACCTCCGGGTCCAATTCGGGCGGCGCCGTGGTTAG